GAGCGCGTCGATCTGCCCAGCAATTCGCTCGCGATCTACAACGACTTCGAGAAGACGTTGCTGGCCGAGCTGGAAAACGGCGAGGAAGTCGAGGCCGTGACGGCTGCGGCGCTCGCCAACAAGCTCCTGCAATTCGCCAATGGCGGCATGTACACCGATGCAAATGGAAGCTGGTCGTCAATCCACACCGAAAAGCTCGACACCCTCGCCGAGATCATTGAGGATAATTCCGGCGAAAACCTCCTCGTCGCCTACAACTACCGCTTTGATCTGGAGCGCCTGAAGGCGCGCTTTCCTGACGCTGTCGTGCTCGACAAGTCACAGGAAACAATCGACCGGTGGAACCGGGGCGAAATCAAAATGCTCTTGGCTCATCCGGCCTCTGCGGGCCATGGGCTGAACCTCCAGAGCGGCGGCGCCATCATCGTCTGGTTCGGCCTCACATGGTCGCTTGAGTATTACCAGCAATTCAACGCGCGCCTGCACCGGCAGGGCCAGACCAAGCCCGTAAAAATTCTTCATGTAGTGGCAAGAAAAACGATTGACGAGCGCGTTCTTCACGTCCTATCGTCCAAGAACGCCACGCAGCAACAACTGCTGACAGCGTTGAAGCCATGATGAAGTTTGAAATTGAAATGGAGATCGGATGAAGTTTCTCATCACAATGAACATGCCTTCGCGTAATAACCCCGTTCACCAGATCATCTGCGAATACCCGGCCAAGGGGCTCAGGGAATTTTGCGATGCGTTGGAAAGTCGTGAGTTCACGGTTGTTGAAGAGTTTTACAAGAACGCCAGCAGCCCGTACGGCTCTGGCGCTGACGCCTACTACTCAATCGGGTTCACCGCCCTAAACTATCAGTGCATTGGCAAAATTCGTGAGTTTGCCAATGTGACGAGCGCCCAGAAAAATATCGAATATGGAGATGGATATGAACAGAAGTTTCGAAAGAACGACGCTCGATAGCGATCATCGAGCCGCCGCCTACAAGATAACCTGCTGCCGCTGCGACGCAGTAGAAAAGATCGGCGTTGGCTCGCACTCTGGATCGCTTCCGCCCGAAGTGATTGCCAAAAAGTTCAAGCAACGTAACTGGCGAATTGGTAATCGCGTGAGCTTGGACGTTTGCCCGGACTGCCTCACGAAAGAGAAACTTTCGCGCAAAGTCATCAAGCTCCCCGAACTCACCTCAAATGATCTGAAGAAACTTGGTTTTGGAGCACCAAAACCAGAGCCAAAGCCAACTCCCGCAGAGGAGAAACTGATGACAATTAAAGAGATCATTAACAGTGGCCGGGCGGCGAAGGCCACGATTTACAGATACATCTCTGACGGGAAACTCCCCGTCATAGACGAGCCCGGAAAAATACTTCGCGTGAAAGAGTCTGACGTTGACCGCGTCGTGAAGGACATCCGCAAATTGCCCCCTCGCACAACAATTCACCTTAAATCGCTTGTCTCACCAAAAGAAGCAACGCGCCTATTGAATGAAGGAGAAGCCAAAGTGAACGTAGAACCGCAGCCGCCGCAGGTCATGACCAAGGAAGACCGCCGCATCGTCTTCAGCGAAATTGACAGCCACTATCTTGATGAGATGCGTGGCTACGCCAAGGATTGGGATGACCAAAAGGTCGCCGCAGGGCTAAAGGTTCCGGTCGAGTGGGTCCGCACTATTCGCGAAGATAACTTCGGCGCCGAAAAGGGCGATCAAATCAACGCCGAGATTGAGAAACTCAAGGTCGCCAGCGCGGCGGCTCAAGACTTGATCGACATCATGCGGACTCTCTGGGCTGAAATGGATAAGACACTGGAGGAGTTTGAGAGCAAGCAAGCTGCTCTTTCGGAAGAAGCCACCAAGGTCCACGCCGCCATCGCCGAGGCGAAGGGCAAGATCGACGCATACACCAGCAGCAAGTGAGGAAATTGAAATGGATCATAAGGAAATCCTTGGCGAGTCAGTGTCGATCCTCCGGGATCGCGGGGCGCAATACGGCGACATGGAGAGCACCGTCATCCGCGCCTGCGAAATCTACGAGCTGATTACGGGCGCTGAGTTGTCGCCCTACCACGCGAACATCTTCCTACACGCCCTGAAACTCTCGCGCATCAGGACGGCGCCGGGCAAGCTCGATAGCTATGTTGATGGTATTAACTATCTCGCATTTGCGGGCCAGTTCGCCACGAACCCTGCGGGCCTCGACTCCGCCACGGCCATCGTCAACGCAGGAATGCGTGACCTTGTCGATCAACTCAACACCCAAGAAGTGTAGCAAAACGGTACAGCGTATGCGTGTCTGCGTTAATGGATTGGTGACATCTTTGCCCCATAGTGAGGATGTCACCAACATTGATATGGAGATCGACATGAAACGCATACAGGACAAGCTCCGCCGCATCGAGACCATTATTGATCCAATGTACCGCACCAAGCGCGAGTTCCTCATCAACCCGGACGGGATTGAGGCGGCGAACTACATCGACAACTTCCACCGCCATATGGGCTATGTAATCCAGATTGCCCTTGAGCATATTGATGATGAGGGCGTCCACGCGCAGATCACGCGCCACGGCTATGCCGCCCTGAAAGGAGTGAAGTGATGGCCACGCATGTTGAATTAAAATTAGTCGGCGCCTTGATGTTCCTGATCGGCGTCAACGTCATCATCGGATGGGGAGGCTAGAATGACGCCGCATGACAAAGTTTTGATTGAAGTCGAAACCTCGTTCAACGAGTTCGTAAATGTGGTCATGAAGGAGTTCGGACCAAAGGCCCCGCAGAGTTTGCGGGACCAATTTATGAACGCCTCCACCATTGAGGACGGCGATCTGAAAAACCTCAAGCACACCATCGGGCGAACATCCCGGTGGATCAAAGACTACCAGTTCAACTCATCTGCCCTTGTGTCGGAACAAATCGTTGACGCCCGACACGCCATCGAACAGCTTGGCTCAATCCTTCACATTGGATTTGCCTATCCCGATAAAGCCGCCGCCCGCGCGATTAAGTTGCGTCCAAAGTTAGCGAAAAAATGAAGGGGAGGATTTAATGTCTGAAAAACGCGAGCCCTTCATCGTCCATTGCGGCGAGTGCAACCACGAATGGGTTGCCTTCTATACACCATGCCCGTTCATCAAAGCCGCCGACATGATGCTGCACATGAAGTGCCCCATGTGCATGAGTGACCCGCACAAGATTTTTTGCGGCCCGGCGCCTAAAAAAAGTGAAATTGCCCCGAAAAGCGTCAAGGGGTAAACTTCCCGTCCCGAAACCGCATGGCCGATGGAGATAATGGTCCTGCCCGCAACAGGAGTTGTTGATGAAGAAGATCGCGCTGGCCCTTGTGGCCCTAAGTATGGCGTCACCCGCCCTCGCAGACGATGTAATGTCCGCAGCCGAGTATTTCGCCAGAGACAAGGCTAACAACTGGACCGGTGAACTGGTCTACTCTTCAAACCCCTACGGCAAACTGGCCAAAATCGGCAAATTGAACGCCGAAAAGAAAAAGGTGGCGGACGCCATAACAGTGGAGGTCCGGAGCCAGATCGGTCAGGAGTGGGTGGACACCGCCCTGCGGATCGCCAAGTTGGAGAGCGGCTTCAGTTGCAGCGCCAGAGGGCCGAAGACGCGCCACGGCAGCGCCAAGGGCGTCTTCCAGCTCATCGACAGCTCGGCGCGAACTTTGGGCTTTGACCCGGCGAAAATGTACGACTGCGAACAGAACATCCTCGCGGGGGTGGCGCACATGAAGGCCTGCATCCAGCAGGGCGGCGTGCGTGAGCCCCGCGAGATGGCTGCCTGCCATGTGGCGGGCTGGGCGAACTGGAATGTAAAACTTGCTCGGCGCCCGGAGCGGTATAAACAGCGTTATGTCGCGCTGACCTTTCACTAGCAATGGAAATGGAGAATGGAATGCTGACGCTTGAGGAACTCAATGCACATTACAAGGCCGTCCGTGCCCGCTTAGAAGCCCCCATTATCAAAAAGAAAGAGCCTCCCGTCCGCCTCGTCCATTCTGGGCCATACCCCGACCCCCTCGACCTCCCGCCACCCGTGGTGAAGGTCGAGGAGGTCAAGAAGGTGGTTATCCCAGCCTATCCGGCGCCCGTAGAGACCCCTTCACAGAAAATCCTGTCGGAGGTAGCCCAAAAGCACAATATGCCGCCTACGGTCTTCCGTGACCTCAGCAGGGAGATGGCCTACGTTCACTGCCGCCAAGAGGCCGCGCACCGGCTCAGTGACGAGCTTGGGTTTTCATTGAAGCAGATTGGTCGGCTCTTTGGGGGCAGGGACCATACAACTGTGCGAAACGCCATCATTCGCTACAGAAAAAACCTCGCCCTCGGCGGTCAGCCTTGGACGAGGAAGTGCGTTTCGGACGCCTGTGACACAGAAGCGAGAACACAGGCGCAACATGATCATGGATGATCTTGGCCAATCACGCAACGAGCTTCCTCCCCCAGAAGGGGAGGAGCCACAACAAATTGGCGTGACGATATTGGAGCTTCGGCTCTTCTCATGCCGCTTCGTTATCGGCGCCGATGAAGACCTCGGCGCCCTTTTTTGTGGGCTCACGACCTTCAAGGGATCGTATTGCGAGCGGCATCACAAGGTCTGCTACAAGGGGCTTCCTAAGACCAGCTTATGAGGACTTTGCCGGTTCCGCCAACACCATTGGTGAAGCCGTAGCCGCCACCGTTGCCGCCACCACCGCCACCGCCCGGCTGTATGCCGGGAAGGCTTGTCGCGGAATTATAGCCGCCCTGACCGCCTGCGCCACCGTAGGTTGACGTCCCGCCAGCTTTTGTGACGCCGCCCGTGTTCTGACCACCGCCGCCACCGCCGCCAGCGTATGTGACGCTGCCCCCCACCGTACCGTAGCCACCAACCCCACCTGTTTCTGAAACGACAAGCGACCAAGGAACGGAGACGGCAGGGGTATAGGTGGAGGCTGAAGTTGCCGATGCGTTTTGACCGCGACCACCGTATCCGCCAATCGCCCAGATAGCATCAGCGAAATAAGAATAGGTTCCGGGATAGCCCGCCCCTCCGCCGCTAGTTGTTGAGCCGCCGCCAGAGCCGATATAAACGCTGTAGGCGGTTCCTATAAGGATTTGGGCGGGGGCGATGAGGTATTTGACATAGGAACCACCCTGCCCCCCTTGGGAGGTGGTGTTTCCGTTATAGGCCATGCCACCTGATCCGCCGCCGCCCCAGACCTCAACCGTCATCGTGTTGAAGTTTGGAATGGTGAAAGAGGTCAGGCCTGCGGTCGTAAACACCTGACTGCCGGGGGTGACGCTTTCCCCCACAAAGACGCCAAGCCCCGGCAACATTAGGCGACCCCGCGAATGTTGTTGATGAGGATGAAAGACGACGTGTAGACGTAATAGAACAGCATGTTCACGCTTGATGCAGTTGTCGAGATGGTCGGCGCCGTGCCATTCGCGAACTTGTAGGACGTCCCAAAGCCCAAGGTGTAGCCGCCCGTGGTGTCTTGCGCGACGACGATGACACCTGACTGCCCGACCTTGGGGTTCGTCGGATTGGCCAGCGTGCGGTTTCCCGCAATCGTTACCTGAAAGTTAAAGCCCGTCGCCATGTCGATGGCGATACTGGAGGCGTCGGACAGCGTCACGAAGGCGGCGGCGTCCCACGGCACATTGGCGTTCAGTAGCTCCGAGGTGGTGGCTGAACGGAACTGCGCAACAGTCGCGACCGCGCCCGTGTCCACTTTCGCGTATGTGACCGCGCCGTCGATGATCTTCGGCGTCGTCACCGAATTGGATTGGAGCATCGTCGAGGTGACGCTATTGGCCCCGAGGTTGGGGGCAACGAAGTTGACGTTCGT